CGGGCACGCTCCAGAAGGCGCTGTGGGACTGGGTGCGGAAGGGTGACCGACGCATCTTCATCCAGCACTCGGACAAGGTCGCCGGGGAGATGGTCGAGGCGTTGACCTGGCCGTTCCCGATCGAGGCCGATCTGGAGGTGCCGAACCAGGGGATCACGAAGCAGGTGTTCCCGGCTGACACGCCGTTCCTCGGTGTCGTCTGGGAGGACTGGGCGTGGGATCTGGTCAAGGCCGGGGAGTTGCGTGGCTACTCGATCGGTGGCCGGGCGCGCCGTGTCGAGGCTGACCTGCCGGTCGACGCCCTGGTCTGAAAACGACGAAAGCCCCCGACCGAAGCCGGGGGCCACTCGTCGGGTCGGTCAGGCGGTCATCACTTGACCTCCAAGCCGTAGAGCGCCTCGACCTGAGCGATGAAGGCGACCCGCTGGTTGCGGTAGATGCCGGGAGCCGGGTGGTGGTCGCCGACCTTGACGCCGCCCTCGACCTTCGTGGTGCGGAGTGTGCGAAGCCCGGTCTCGTCGGTGTATCGCATGTCCGTGTTCGACCCGCTGTAGGCGCTCTGTCGGCTGTAGGAGGCCACGATGCGACCGGCCTCGTCGCGGACTGCGATGTTGGCGGTGGCGTAGGTGTTGCCGCGGCCCGTCCCGAGACCACCGCTGTGCGGCTGGCTGGTCGTGGTGGCGGTGTGGGTGGTGGTGGTCGTTGTTTCCATGCCCTCACCTTACACCATCTACCTAGCCCGGTCTAGTCAAACGGGATGATTTGGGCAGATTTCTGAGAAACTTTTTCGGGCCGTTCTAAGGGCCTCAAACCCGGTTCCGGCCCGGTTACCCGCCTCGACCCCCACAGCCCCAGAGAACGCCCCTACGCCCGGCTAACGGGCAGCCAGGGACTAGCCGCAGCCAGACACAAGACAAACGAATCACAACCATGTAACCTTCGCCGTGTCCCACCGGAGGTGACATGCCGAACACGAAGAAACTCGTCGATCTTGAGATCGAAGAAACGTCAGGTGTAGACCACCCGGCGCATCTGTACGAGGGGTGGCTGGTCCGCAAAGACTCGGCTGCCGTCTTGGACGAGGTACTCACCGAACTGCGGGACGAATCACAGACCACCGATCAAGGAGAAGAAACCGTGGACCTCACACCCACGACGGACGCTCCGGCTGAAGATGTCGTCATCGACGAGCCTGGGGTGGTCAGCGAACCAGCCCCGGTCCTCAAGAACGACGACAGCCCCTCGGAATCCGTGACGAAGGAACTGGCCGATCTCCGTAAGGCTTTCGACGACGTGACCGCTGAGGCGGCTTCGTTGCGCGAGGAGCGCGAGATGGAGAAGGCCACCGAGCGAGTCTCAGCGTGGCGCATCCTTCCGGGTGTCGTCGCTGCCGAGTTCGCTCCGGTTCTTCGTTCACTCCGAGGCGCGAACGCAGAAGCCACGGCAGTCGTCGAGGACATCCTCGACGGCTGTGCAGCGGCTCTGTCCGAAGCCGGAGTCCTGAAGGAACTGGGCAACGACCTCGACTCGTCCACGGACGCGTACGAGCAGATCGAAGCCCTCGCCAAGTCTGCTGTCGAAGCAGGCCGGGCGAGCAACCAGCCTGAGGCCATCGGCCTCGTGGCTCTCGAAAACCCGGACCTGTATAACAGGTACCGGTCGGAAGCAGGGGTGTAGGACATGGCTTACGAATCACCCAGCGTTTCAATCGGGACATTCACGGCTGCTGCCGACCTGTCCGCGAAGCAGTACCACTTCGTCAGCCTGGCTACGGCCACGACGGTGAACGTCTGCTCCGCGATCACGAACGCTCCGATCGGCATTCTCCAGAACAACCCGGAGAGCGGCCAGCAGGCTGTCGTTCAGGTGTTCGGAGTCTCGAAGGTCGTTGCCGATGGCACACTCGCCGCCGGTAACTTCATCGGGACTTCCGCTGACGGGCAGGCTGACGCAATCAGCCCCGGAACTGACACGACGGTCTACATGACCGGTCAGTGCATCCAGGCAGCCTCGGCAGGCGAGACCACGACGATGTTCTTGAACATCTCAAACTGCCGAGCGGCATAGGGGGACTGAACCATGCCACAGCCAACCTCAACAGACGTACATATCGATGCGATCCTGACGAATATGTCGATCGCATACATGCAGGAGGCTTACGCCTTCGTCGCGAGCCGAGCGTTCCCGACCGTCAACGTGAACAAGCAGACTGACAAGTATTTCACATACTCGCAGGCTGACTTCTTCCGCGATCAGGTACAGCGTCGGGCCGACGGCACCGAGTCCGCTGGAACCGGGTACTCACTCAGCACGGCGAGTTATTCGTGCGATGTGTACGCGCTCCACAAGGACATCGGTGACCAGACCCGAGCGAACGCCGACTCGCCACTCAACATGGACATGGATGCCACCCGGTTCCTGACTCAGCAGATGCTGATCCGTCAGGAAGTCCAGTGGGCAGCCGATTCGTTCACGACCGGTGTATGGGGCACCGACGCAACGCCCAGCCCACTTTGGGACGCTGCGTCGTCGACCCCGATCGCCGACATCGAGACGGCGAAGAACACCGTCCTGACAAACACTGGCTACGTCCCGAATACCGTGATCATGAGTTACAAGGTCTTCTCGGCCTTGGTCGATAACTCAGACATCGTGGACAGAATCAAGTACACGTCGCAGGAGTCGGTCACCGAGGATCTCCTCGCCCGACTGTTCGGCGTGGACCGGGTACTGGTCATGGCCGGGACGTACAACACCGCTCAGGAGGGGGCCACGGCTTCGTACTCGCAGATCGGTGACAAGGATGTGCTGGTCTGCTACACGCCTGCCAGCCCCGGACTGATGGTGCCCTCAGCGGGGTACAACATGGTCTGGACCGGCGTGTCGGCGGGACTGGGTGCAGGTGCGGCGATCAGCCGCTACCGCATCGAGGAGCGCCGGGCCGACCGGATCGAGATTGAAGCCGCTTTCGACTTCAAGATCGTGTCCTCGGCCCTGGGCTACTTCCTGTCCAACGTGACCTCGTAGTGAAGCACTAGCCTCACTTCCAGAACGCGGCATCGAGCCGGGGGTCGGGTTCGCCCCGGCCTCCGGCTCGACGCAGTTAGGAGCACAACATGGCAAGACCACCATCAGGCGGCATAGCGACCACGACAGCCCTCACCGGGTCAGACCAAGGTGTCCTCACCGGAGGCGGCGTGTTCTACGGCGGCTGCTTCTACGAGACCGGTGCTTCGGACACGGCAACGGCGACCGTCTACGACGGCACCGCCGCCTCAGGGACGGTCATCGCCCACATAGCCCTCGCTGCCTCGGCTGCGGACAACGTGTCGATCCCCAACGGCGTCCAGGTCATCTCCGGCATCTACGTTGACGTCGGCGGCTCGGGTACCGTGGCCGGGTCGATCTTCTCCACCTCGTAGCGATGGCTTGGACCTACGGCGGCGACCCGGCAGCGAACGCGAGGGATGCGATCCGGTTTCTGTGCGGCGACACGGACACCAACGATCAACTCCTCAACGATGCCGAGGTCGCGTGGGTCAACAACCAACTCACCGGGTCGGACACCGCGACGACGGCGCTCTACAACGCGGCGTACCGGTGCTGCCTGCTGATCGCGTCGAAGTTCTCTCGCCTAGCCGACCAGTCGGTCGGCGACCTCAAGGTGTCGATGAGCCAGAAGGCGAAGGCGTATCGGGACCAGGCCAGCGAACTACTCGAACTCGCCGGGCGCGAGGGCAGCGTCCCGACCCCGTATGCGGGCGGCATGACGATCACCGACAAGGAGATCGACTGGGCCAACACCGACCTGGTCCGGGCCGGGTTCTACAAGGGCCAGTTCAACGACGACCGTGATGGCGGCGATCGCCCACTGAAGCCGTTCTGGCCGGGGGCTGACTGATGGCGCAGCCGTCGGCGCAGTTCATGACGGACCTGAAGGTCAACATGACGCCGGACACGACGGATATTCGCACGACGTCGACGGTCAACAACTACGGCGAGCGGGCGTTCACGGGGAGCGCGACGACGTATGACTGCTACATCCGGCGGGCCAACGAGGCCGAGCGGGACATGGACGACCTCGTGAAGATCGCGTGGGTGGTCTACATCCCGGACTCGTCGCTGACACTCAACGTCGAGGACCAGATCACGCTCGGTGCTCCGATCAGCGCGACCCGTCCGCTGGTCAAGGTCGAGACTCGGAAAGACCCGCTCGGCCAGGTCGGTGTGGTCGCCTACGTCGGGAACAAGTAGTCATGCCGGTCAAGATCACCGGGATCAACGAACTCAAGAGCATCCTGAAGACCGCCGACTTCAAGATCCGCATGGCGGCGAACCAGGAGATCCACAAGATCGCGAGCGCCATCCTGTCGGAGTCGAAGGCGCTGGTGCCGTTCCAGGACGGCATCCTGCGTGGGTCCGGGCACCTGAAAGCGGGAGGGGCGGCGAGCAAGGTGGTGATGACGCAGACCGTCGAGTATGGAGGCCCGGCTGCGCCCTACGCACTCATCCAGCACGAGAACGAAAAGTTCTTCCACCCGGCGAAGTCAGCGAAGCCACCCGGCACCGGCCCTGGTATCCCCGGCCAGACCCGAGCAGCGAAGTATCTGGAGATGCCAGCGAAGAAGTACCAGGCGCTCGTCGTCCCCCGGCTCATCGCGGCG